GTGGATTTGGAGATTAGTGAACATCAATTGTCAACACAAATACCTTTGTTGCATTGGTTTAAATGTAGAGATCATTTGTCACTTTATCTTTTTCGGGTCCCCGCGGAGAGCTCAAGTACACTAGAAAAGGTGTCAGAGCTCTAAAAGTTTTTCAATCATTAACTTCTGACCAGTTGTTACAAGTACCGTATCAGATACCTGTTTATTATTATTATGTCACCAGAAGAACTGGTCAGTATTTTTCCTGGTGTTTGCGTAAAAGACTCTGTTTCATTGCCCCAGTAACTTATAAATTTCAATTGGATTTAAAAGTACGTGGACTCCCACATGCAAAATCTATGAATAAGTGGAACCAGCCTTCTGTACATTTATTTCGTAGTAAAAAGAAAATTAAAGTCTATAATAAGGATTATATTTATGGGTTTACAACAGGATTTTCCACTAATGATGTTCCTTTTTGTGTTGATCCATATGATTCTGGGAACTTGGTAACTGCGTATATGAAACGATTGTCACCACTTATGCCAGATTTAAATCCTGAATATTTAATTGTTTTAAAACAAGTTGTTGTTGACTTTTTATCAAAATGGTTACATCCATTGCCACATGTTAATTGGTCTGTGGAATTAGTTGAAGAATGGTTGAAACCGATAAAACATTATGGTAAAGGTCGGAAAAAACAATTAATAGCTGCTGCATATTCTGTTAAGTCCAAGAGACTAAACAAATTAGATTATAGATGCAAGTCATTTATAAAACGTGAGTTTTATGAAGCACCTAAATACGCCAGAGTGATTAATAGTCGTACTGATAGATTTAAGGTGAGAGTTGCACCATTTATAAAATATATTGAAGATCAAATGTATCAGCTAAAATGGTTTGTGAAAGGTAAAGATATATCTAAATTACCGAAAGACATAATGTCATTAAGTAAGTATAAATATTTTTTACAAACTGATTATTCATCTTTTGAGTCATCATTTGCCCCACAATATGTAGATTTGGTTGAATGTCAATTATGGAGATACATGTTACAAAATAACCCTGAGATTTTGGAAGATGTACTTCGTTGTTATTATGTGGGTAATAAAACCATAAAACCGCGTGTTGAATATTTATTTAATGAATTATATTCATATCGTGTAGTAGGAGCTAGAATGTCTGGTGAAATGTGGACTTCATTAGCCAATGGATTTTCTAATTTGATGAATATCCTAACTATTGCTTCTATTAAAAAGATTAATTTGGATGGTTTTATTGAGGGAGATGATGGGTTATTCGGTATGAATGAAAATAGCATTCTTGAAAGTGATTTTGAGAGTTTAGGTTTCAAAATTAAGATGAAGTATGAGACAAATTTGTCAGATACTACCTTTTGTGGAAATTTGTTTGATCAACATTCACAAAGACTAATCTTGAATCCTGAATATTTAGCACGTTTGGGTTGGTCATGTAGTGTTAAGTACTTGAATTGTTCTAAGAAAGTGAAGTTGGAACTATTGCGTGCCAAAGCTATGTCCATTCATATTCTAGGGAAGTATACACCAATTATTGGGAAATTAACATACCGAATCTTACAACTTTTGGGTAAAGGTAAAATGAGATTTGAGATTTCAAATAAATGGTGGGAGATGTATCTTTTAGATAAGATTGCCAACAAAAATTTTGAATATATAGAACCAAGTCAAGAAGATAGGGATCTATATTTTAGGAAATTTAATATTTCTGTTCAAATGCAGTTGGACCTAGAAAAGATTATTATGGATTCTAATGACTTAAATGATTTGAGTATGACTTATCAATTTATGTCAAGTGCATTTACCTCAGGATTGAGGTTTCTTTAAATCCAATTGAAATTTAGGGGGTTCCCATCCTCCCTAATAAGATGGGATGAGAAATAAATTAATAAATTTAATTTCATTTTATTTTCTTTTTCATTCTCATGTCTAATAAGAAAAATAAGAACCAAAAATTACAAAACAAAGTTGCCAAATTGGAAACTAAAGTTTTGAAACAAGAGCGAGAAATTGTAAATGTTGAAAAACAAAAACGACAACCAAGAAGACCACGTTTAAGTAGGAGAATTAAAAGTGTGCAACTTGGGAAATTGCAGCCTCCTATGAGTTATGGTACATTAGTAACTACAAGATTTAATTCAATAAATACTAGAAATGGATTAAAATTGGATATGATGTTACCTTTAAGTGGTAGTGCTTGGTATTCTTCAAATGGTTTATTAATTTTGCCATTACATCCAATGTTTTATGATGGTAAGTGTAGAACTACTTGTCGTTCATTTGAAACTTTTCAATTATTGGATGCAAAACTGCATATTATATCTGCTACAGGTAC